TAACTAATCAAGCGGTGCAATTCCAGAACAATGGAGCACCATCTAGACAGCATTACGGTTCTAATATCAGCTGTAATGGAGCTACAATGACATTCTCTCCATTCTATATGGGAAATCATACTAAACCATGGGATATAGATGAAGATGGAATGAGACCCTCTAGTTACACTATGGCAGAGAACTGGGGAGGTCAACTCAACTTTATGGTACCTTTAGATCGTGAAGGTTTAAAACGGTGCCGTAGTATTGCATCTCGACAAGAAGAGAAGATGAGATTAGATTACGAGTTAGTTAGAGTCTTAAAGTGTGCAGAACTGCAACAGAAAGGATTTATGCTACTTCCTAATACTCGAGTATCTGGAATGTGTAGTGATGTAATCCCTATTAAAAAATGGGAAACAGCTAAAGCTAAAGTATTAAAATGTAAAACACCACCTAAACCATGGTTCAAGCCATGGAGTAAACCTAAAGAAACATGTAACATGAGCACACTAAACGCTTATACACCTGATGTCGTAACACCAAGACAGAAGACTTCATTAGAAATATCTATAGAAGCACAAAAAGAAGCTGCTAAAAAAGCAGAAGAATCAAAAGAGTCCGAGTAAACCCTAACCCCTAATACAATGATCCTAATTATCAAGCCCATCCTTTTCGCCTTCTTGAAATCAGATTCAGTAAAGAAGCTAGTAGTAGATCTACTGGAAGCTTACGTAAAAAGAACTGATAACAAGCTAGATGATCAGGCATTGGAAATTGTAAAAACTAAATTATTTAACTAATCATGAAACCATTTGTAGTTACAGACGCTGACGAAAAATACAAAACTGAAGCTTATAAAAGATGGCTAAAAGGTATGAAAGGTTATACAAGAGCTAGTAAGTTTAAAAGAGATCCTAAAACAGAGGCTAACGCATAATGTCAGTTATAACTCCTAATACTATACTTCTTCCTATCAATAAAGAGAATGATGATAGCTATGGAGAAGCAGATAACGAAGAACTACTTAAACGAGGTTGGTCAAAAAAGAAAAGTAAGTACAGTGGTAAAGGACCGAAACCAGCATAACTATGGCTAAAGCAAAAGAAGAAAAGTTTGATGAGTTACATAACCTTGTTACTAACGAATTCCTTAAACGGGTTCGTAGTGGCGAGGCTACTACTCAAGACTTAAAAGCAGCCTGTGATTGGCTTAAGACTAATGACATAACAGGTGTAGCTTATGAGGGCAGTCCTATG